CCGCTGATAGGCGTCTGTCCCTACGCCGATGCCTTGATTTGCCAACCTCTGTTCGAGCGAAGCCCGGTCCTGTTCAAAGCGCGGATCAAGCCGCGACCTGCCGAGGTCGTAAAGCCTGCTTTCCACCGCGTTGTTCATGTCAATGGGCGTGCCGAGAAGCGAACCAATGCGCGCCGACTGATCTACGCCGATTTGGCCGATATTCTGCCGCGTCCGCTGTCCAAGGTTGAAGATGGACATTTCTTCGGGCGAATAAGTCTGCGTCGATGACCAACGCGACGTCCCGTCAGGATTGGTCCCGAGGTTGTTCCATTCGACCGAACCCGTGGGCGTATATTGATTGACGCGATTCAGGTTCGCGTTAGCGTTTGCAGTCGCAATATTGGACTGCGTTTGCGCTGCTGCTGTTACCTGAGGGTCAGGCGGCGTCGGATAATTTGGGGCGTCCATTCAACCACCTTTCAATGGCAGTTTCGCGGTCAATCCAGTAAAGGACAGCCGCATCATTCTTTCCGGGTCCGTAGTAAAGTTGCAGGGTCGCTTCGTATTTGAAGCCCATGCGGGGCAAGGCTTTCTGCGCTGCCTTGTTGTTGCGTCTCGTTCTGGCTGTCAGCCTGTTACAGCCGAGTTGCACAAAGACATAGTGCATGACCGCTCTAATCATGCCGCGTGTTGCCATGTTCGGCGCGTACACGGTCACTTCGATGTTAGAGCCGTTGTAGTTGTTGAAGATGGCACCGCCGCGTACATGGCCGGTATCATCCAGAAACCCTATGCTTGAATACGGGCCGTAAAACGTTACCCCGAGAGCGCTGCCAACTATCCCGCCAACGTATTCGTTTTGGCCGAATAGGAGTCTCACAGTTGCGGCAGGGCTGCTGGCTGTTGTGTCTGCGGACTCATCGCGCCGAGGCCGAACAAGCCGCCCATTCCAGCCGTTGCGCCCGCAAGGCCATACTTGCGGAGTATTTCAATCAGGCTGTCGTCAAAAACAGATATTTCCTTTTGCTTATATCCAAGGTTGCCGTAGTCCAGCACTATTCCATCATGACCTTTTTTAGATGCAATTTCAGAAACGGTTTTTGACCACTCAGGCAATTCTTGCGCTGATGATGGCGGCGCAATCCCCAGCGCTTTTGCAGCAGCTATAGTTTTAGGTTCTCCCCAATTGTCTAGCTGAATTTGCAGCGGGTTGTTTAGCGCTAAATTAGTTTCATATTTGTTGGCAGAACCGGAAATTGCTTCCTTGTCCGTTGTAAAATACATTCCTTTTCCTAAGAAACCCGGATCAGTAGTTGACCCTGCTTTCGACATATCGAAACGGTCAAAGCTATGCGGGCTTCCGTGATATGCCCTGATGCCCTGCGTTGCCGCGCCTTTTGCTGCTGCAACAGGAACTTTTGCAGCGGGGATAACCGCCATCGCATTAGCAATTGCGCCGACCGTATCGCCAGCCATTGCGGATCGATTGGCTTCCTGCGCAGCCATAGGTATTCCGGCAGGCGTGAAATCAACCAGCCCCATACCTGTCGTGCCAATGCCACGCGAACCCGTCACGCCTTCCGCAAAGTTCGCACGCGCTGAACCCGGCCTTGCATCCCCTATAAGCGCCGCTGCGATCCTGTCCCGCCATGTCGGGTTATAGGGACGCAGTTCCGCCATTCTACATCACCCCGCCGACTTCGTAGGTAATATCAAACCCATTGACTTGCAGCAGAACAGGTGAACCCGTACCGGATGCGCTCACCCGCATTCTGACTGCCGCGACATAACCGGGCTTATCAGTGATAGGTCGCCATTTCGCACTGAGGGCCAGACCGCCAGACCAAGTAAAGCTGCCCCATGTCATGGAACCCCATGAATAGGTGGCTGTAGATGCTGCGGAAATCGTCCCTGTCGGTATTGCCTCGACATAATCGACGTTCAGGCCAATCTGCGGCGTGACGTTCGACCGGCCATAGATCGAAGGCCGGATCATCTTCCAGTTTTTCAACCGCGCCGGATGGCCGAAATTGTCGTAATAGGTCAGCATGTCCCCGACAATATCGCTGCCATTGTCGGAACCGGACTCGAAGGCTTTATAAACCTTGCCGTCATTGCCGCCGAAATATGCCGCGCCGTCCATGACAGCCCAGCAGTTCGCGTTCATTCCCGTGAACCGGCACCATGCGCCAGTTTGGGAATTCATCACATATTGTTCCTGGTTCGATCCTTCGGAAATCGGCACGTTGACGATTGCCATTGACTGCTTGGGAACGGCAATCATCTGCCAGCCGAAATTCGCCTTGTAGCGGCTTGCCGCAAGGTTCAGCAGCGGGGCAATGTTCTGCGATACCGCGACAGTCCCCAGCGCCGCCGCATCGAGCTTCAGCGCCTGCGACATGGGCAGCACGCCCAATTCAGTCAAAACCATCAAATCGCCGCCTGCTTTTTCCAAGCAGCGATTTCCAAGGGGCCGCGCCGTGTCATAGGTGCCGACATGCGACCAAGCGTTAGCGTCTGACGGATCGGAACCCTGATAAACCGCAACCTGTCCCTGCGAGGTCACAAAGGCGATATGGTCATCAACGCCCGTCCCGCCGTCATGCGTCCATGTTCCGATGGCTACGAGCGTACCGCCCTTGTTCAGTACGTCGCCAAGATTGAATGTAGAAGCCGCGCCAGCTATGGAATTCACCGGCAAATAGGCGAATTGCAGACTTTCCTTGACCACGAAGTAAAGCCGCTGTTTGAACACCGCGACGGACGAGAAGTTATCGCTTGTGGTTCCCGTGATGGAAGGCGTTGCCCATGCGGAGCCGTCATAGTGCTTTGCGGTATCTGCCCCGTTTACGCAAAACAGGAAGTGACCGCCAGAAGTCGTGAAATTCACCCATTGCAGCTTGGAACTTGTCAGCGTGGTAATCGTTGACGCCACGCCGCTCGTGCTGGTCACGTCATATATCGTGTCATTACAGGCCGCGAACAGCTTGTTGGCGCTTGTGCCATGATACGGCATAAGAGCATTTACAGCGACAGTCTCGCCAGTGTCCGAATGTTCGGAATGCCCCCCGCGTAATTCAACCGTATCGGCCTTAGGGAAGAAATTGGTCAGGATGCGCGCCGTCCCCGGAATGGGAATGGAAATGTTTTCAAGCGCAACCAAGCCCTTCGTGGGCGTCGGGATGGACTTTTGCTTGACAGTCTGAGAGCGCGCCCTGTTCGTGCGCAGGGCTTCCATAATCACGGCGTTACTCTCGGATCAGTCAGGCCCGCATTCGAGTAATCGCCTATGAAGTTGGAACGCATGACAATCGTCTGCCTGCCCCCATCCACAGAGCCAGCTTTAGTCACCTCATATTGATAGGTGCGGAAGTCTTCCCCATAGTCAAAGCCCTTGGCCTGCTTATAGCGCCAGACGACGCCAAGGGTGATCAGCCTTTCGGGAATAACCGCCACATCGGTATCAGCGGTCCAGCGCGTCTGCCGGGTCGTCAGTGTTTCGTCAACGATCCAGTATTTGGACCTGTATTCGATCTTGATAACGTCTGTCGTCTCGGGGGCGGGATAGAATTCGATTGCATCCCCGAATAGACGCCAGACCGGCCTTGTCGGGTTGGTTTGCGCAACCTTCAAAGCCAGCATCCGGTCATCTGTGACCATTTCCAGCGGAAGTTGCGGGCTTTCATCCAGATACAGTGGAAAGCCCGTAACAAAGCGATCAAAGTCGGTCGGCAACGAGAATTCCGTAGAACTTCCGTCGCCTGTCATGGTCCCCAAGACTTTTAACGCGCGCCAGTCATACCGGCGCGACAGAATATCCCCCTCAACTTGGCTCAGGGTCTTGAATTGCGAGACGGTCGGATCGCTGCTTGAATACACCGCTGATGGCGATTCAAAGCCGCAAAGAACCATCGCGTCCTGAACGCAAGTGAGAAGGGACATTAAGCGGCCTCGTCTTCCATCGTGTCAGTGTCAAACGCGGGCGCTTGTGCCTTCGGGGGCCGTCCCCTGCGCTTGGGAACATCAGCCGCCGCCGCAATGTCCGCACGTTCTTCAAGCATTGCCCTGAGAGCCGCGATTTCTTCCTGCTGCTGTTGCAGTTTCATTTCGACCACGCGCTGGTCTTTCGCTTCCATGAACATGCGCGCTTCGTTGCGGAAGCGTTCAAGGTTCGGCAGTTTCACAGCAGCCTTTTGCCGGTCATTCATGCTGATAACGTCTTCGACCGTCTTGATACCGGCCATCTTGAACGCCTGGACTTCTTCCGAAGTCAGCAGCGGCCATGCGCCAAGGGGCGTGCCAAACTCAGGGATTTCCTGCCCCTTTTTCCATGCGTCGTAATACGGCTTCCACGCATCCCAAGTCTCATGCTCGATCACCTTTTTGGTAATCCGCATGGGCGTGACTTGCATGTTTTCCATGCCGGGGCGGGCAAAGTCGCACCATTCCTCGGTAATGGTCGAGCCATCTGGCGCAGTCTTGTACTTGAGATAGAACTTTAACGGGCGAGCCGCGATTTGCATGTGGGGGTTCTCCATGAAGAAAGGGCGGAGCCGAAGCCCCGCCCGCAACGATGATTAGTCGTTGGTCGTGATATCGTCGGTGTAAGGACGATGGATTTCGAACTCGGCAAGGCCGGTCGAAGGCGTGTCAACAGCCGATGCACCTTTCGCAAGGTGAACCATGTCGCCGTCAACCACAGCGTCATCAACGCTGCCTGCCGTCGAGGTCGCCCAGACCAGCGCGTTGTCAACGTAGCCCGAGAGAGCCTTGCCAACAGCCTTGCCGCTGATCTGATACCAGCCGTACTGGTTGGCGACGTTCGCAGACATGGCGACCGCAACAGGGCCGATGGCATTAGCCGCCAGCAAGGTCGTGGACCAGTCGTCTGCGTTGTACGTCACCCACGATCCAACTGCCGTGCTGGAAGCGCCTTGGAGGTAGATAAACTCCCCGGAACCATAAGTCGGATCGTTTGCCTTCACGATGCGCCCAAGCGTATGACGCTTAGTCGTTTCAGTGTTGGCAATCGGCTGATTGCCAGCGATGGGTTCAACAATAGTGTAAGCCATGTTCGTAAGTTCCTTTCTTTCGCTGGCCGCTTACGACGCGTCGATCATGATGCCCTGACGGGCGCGGTTGGTGCAGATCATCTGGCCCATCCAGTAAATCGGGATGATGATTGCATCCTGATTGGTCGGGACCTTTTGATCGTCCTGCGTCCACTTGGCATCGCGATGCTGAACGAGCTTGATGTAATCCGTGTTCAGGAAGTACATCTTTTCGCCGGTCGTGGTGAAGTTGTCGGAGTTGTCGTCAAAGATAACGTCAGCCGACTTGTACTTGAGGGCTTCAAAGCCAAGTTCCGCCATTTTCGGATTCATGTAGCGGGCATTGGTCTGCAACGTGGCTTCATAGGCCGCGTACAGGTCATGCGTCGATACAATGAGGTCAGGCTTGTCGTTGCCGCGAACGGTGGAAAGCCAAAGCGAGTTCATATCCGCCTGAATAGACGCATACGTATTCGTGCCGGTCATTTCCTTGAACTTGTTCTTCCACCACGTATAGGTGCCAGCGACAATGCCGCCGACCGTACCCGTGCCGTCAGACGTAATCAGCGCGCCAAGGCCGCCGATTTGGTTCGTCAACGATCCCGAAGAATAGATATCCGTCGAGAAGTTGTTCTGCGCCGTGCGAAGGGCCGAAGTCGTCTTGGCCTTCACAAGGTTAATCAGGGCTTCCTTGCCGCTGTTCATGCGGATTTCTTTGCCGGAGGCCGTGACGTGAAC